CCCACGCAAAGATTTTTTTCGATGGCCGAGAATTCCGAGCCGAAGGATCTGCTGGGCGATCCGCTCCGCGAGCTGCCAGACAAGCGCGGCCGGCGGAAGCTTCGGTTCGCGGTCGAAGTCTATGAAAAGGTTGAGGTTCTCGCGGCTGGAAATCTGAGCCAGGAGGACATCGCCGATGCGGTCGGGATCAGCGTCCCGTCGCTGCGGAAATATTTTCGGATCGAGCTCGACAAGGCGGTCAGCCGCCAGAAGGCCAAGGCGCTCGACCTGCTGGCCCAGGCGGCGGCCAAGGGGAACGTCTCGGCGATCAAGGCCTGGATGGCTGAGCTCGACAAGCAAGGGGCGGCGGGCGCGCTGCGCGATCGCGAACGTCGCGCGCCGGTCGCGAGCGCCGCTCGCAAGGGCAAGAAGGAGGAGCGGCAGGAGGCCGCCGCCAGCGTCGCGTCGGCCGGGAGCAAGTTCGCGCCGCCGCCGGCGCCTAAGCTGGTCAACTGATGCACTCGACCGCATGCGTCGACTGGCGCGAGCGCATCGTCGAGCGCCGCTCGCTGACGCCGCCGCCGATCTTCGCCGACGAGGCAGAGGCGGCGCTCAATCAGTTCAAGTCGCTGAAGATCGTCGATGCGCCCGGCAAGCCCACTTTCGGCGAGGCCTGCGAGCCGTGGGTGTTCGAGTTCGTCGCGGCGATCTTCGGCGCCTATGACGCGGAAAAGGGGCGGCGGCTGATCCGCGAGTTTTTCCTGCTGATCAGCAAGAAGAACTCGAAGTCGACCATTGCCGCCGGGATCATGGTCACGGCGCTGGTCCGCAACTGGCGGCACTCGGCCGAGCTGCTGATCCTGGCCCCGACCATCGAGGTCGCGAACAATTCGTTCGCGCCGGCGAAGGACATGATCGCCGAGGACGATGAGCTGCGGAAGCTGCTGCACGTCCAGGACCACACCCGGACGATCACGCATAGGATAACCAACGCGACCCTCAAGGTCGTCGCGGCCGATTCCGATGTCGTTTCGGGCAAGAAGGCCGCCTTCGTCCTGGTCGACGAGCTGTGGATCTTCGGAAAGCGCGCCTCCGCGGACTCGATGCTGCGCGAGGCGACCGGCGGCCTGGTCGCGCGCCCGGAGGGTTTCGTCATCTACCTGACGACCCAGGCGGATGAGGCTCCGGCCGGCGTCTTCAAGGCCAAGCTGGAGTATTTCCGCGACGTCCGAGACGGGAAGGTCCACGACCCGCGTAGCCTGGCGGTCATCTACGAGTTCCCCGAGGCGATGCTGAAGTCCGGGTCCTATCTCGACCCCGCGAACTTCTTCATCACCAATCCGAACCTCGGCCGCTCGGTCGACCTCGACTGGCTGCGCGACGAGCTGGGCAAAGCGCTCAGGGCGACCGGCTCGGGAAGGCAGTCCTTCCTGGCCAAGCACCTGAACGTCGAGCCGGGCATGGCGTCCCGCTCCGACAACTGGGCCGGGGCGGAGTTCTGGATGCGGCGCGCCGACCGGCGCATCACGCTCGACTACATCCTGGCCCGCTGCGAGGTCGTTGGCGTTGGCCTCGACGGCGGCGGCCTCGACGACCTCTACGGCCTGACGGTGCTCGGCCGCGAAGCCCACGCGATCGAGGTCGAGGCTTCGGCCGCGCCGGAGGAGATCCAGGAGGCGGTCGGCGGCGTTAAGCGCATCAAGCGCTGGCTGTCCTGGAGCCACGCCTGGGCGCACAAGATCGTGCTCGAGCGGCGGCAGTCGATCGCCAGCAAGCTCCTCGACTTCAAGGCAGCCGGCGAACTGACCATCCTGGAAGACGGCGCGATGGTCCGCGGCCTTCCGGAGGACATCGCAGAGATCATAGAGATTATTGCGCGGATCAAGGACGCGGGCCTCCTCAGCTTCGTCGCCGTCGATCCCGCCGGTCTGGGCGAGCTGATCGATGCCCTGGCCGACATCGGCGTGACCCAGGACAACCGCGAGTCCGGCGCGAACTTCGTCATCGGCGCGCCCCAGGGCTACGCCATGATGAACGCCCTGAAGACGGCCGAGCGGAAGCTGGCCAACGGCACGCTGCTTCACGCCGACCAGGGGCTGATGGACTGGAACGTCGGCAACCTGAAGATCGAGGCGACCGCGACGGCCATCCGCGCCACCAAGCAGAACGCCGGCGACGCCAAGATCGACGGCGCGATGTCCCTGTTCGACGCCGTGACCGTCATGGCCACCAATCCCGAGGCGCGCCGCTCGGTCTACGAGGAGCGCGGCCTGATCGTTCTCTGAGGCCGCAATGACCGACTCGAACCAGCGTCGCAGGCACCGCGGCGGCCTCATCGACCTCGCGCTCGACGGCGTGGCCGCCCTCGGCGCAATGTCGATTGTCCACGGTGTCGATCTCATCTACAGCCCGGCGGCTTTTATCGTTGCCGGCGCGGGCGCGATCGCCACGGTGTGGGTGCTCGCGCGGAAGCGCACCTGATGGGCATCCTCAGCCGCATGGCCGCGCCGAGCAGCTCGCGGGCCAGCGCGGGGACGCCGTCCTACGGCATGATCCCGCCGCTGGGCTCCGTCGCGTCTGCATCTGGCGCGCTGATCAGCCAGGCCACGGCGATGACGGTCTCGACCGTCTACGCCTGCGTCAATCGGCTGGCCACGGACCTGGCGCGCTGCTCGCCCTACCTCTACCGTTTGGCCGCCGACGGCAGCAAAGAGCGCGACAAGGACCACCCGCTCAACGCCCTGTTCGCTCGGCCGAACCGCCAGCAGACCTGGTTCGAGTTCGACCGGCAGATGTGGACCGGCTACCTGCTGCGCGGCAACGCCTACGCCGCGATCCGCAGGAACCGCCGCGGCGATCCGATCGAGCTGATCCCGATCAATCCGGACGCCGTGATGGTGCTGGAAGCCGGGGACGGCGGGATCTTCTACAGCGTGAATAGAATCGGCCTCTGGCAGATCGCCATGCTGGCCGACTTCCCGGTGGCGATTGCTTCGGAGGACATCTTTCACCTGCGCGACCTGACCTTCAATTCGTTGGTCGGGGTCTCGAACATCGGCCTGGCGCGCGACGCGATCGGCCTGACCATGGCGCTCGAGCAGCAGGCCTCGCGTTGGATCGCCAACGGCGCGCGCCCGTCGACCTGGCTGAAGACGGCCAAGCAACTGACCGACACCGCCGCCAAGCGCCTGAAGACCCAGTTCGATGATCTGCACGCCGGTTACCAGAACACCGGCAAGACCGTGGTGCTCGAGGATGGGATCGAGCCGGTCGCGCTGCAGCTGAACTCAGTGGACCTGCAGTTCATTGAACAGCGCAGGCTACAGCCGGAGGAAGTCTGCCGCTTCTTCGGCGTGCCGCCGCACAAGGTCGGCGTCGCGGCCGACAGCCGGGGCGCGAGCCAGAACCTGGCGGCGCAGGACCAGGACTACGTCAATTCGGCGATCACCCAGAGGGTGGTCGCTTTCGAGCAACGCTTCGCCTGGACCTTCAGCCTCGACGCCGAGGACCTGTTCGTCGAGCGCGACCTCAATCAGTTGCTGCGCGCCGACGTGATGACGCGGGCGAACGTCTCGCGGATCAACATCCTGTCCGGCAAGACGACCCAGAACGAGGAGCGCCTCGCCGACGGCCTGAAGCCGATGCCTGGCGGCGATCGGCTGATGATGCCCGTGAACATGGCCGCGGAAGGCTCCAACATCACCGGCCAAGCCCCGGACGGCGCTGGGCGCCCGACGGATGGGACGGTCGGCGTGGGCGGCGCGGGCACCGGCGGCACCCAGGCGACCGATCAGACCGCCGCCGACACGCCGCCGCAGAACTGAGGCTTAAGCGATGACCAAGATCCGCAAGCTGGTCCGGGCGCAGATCAACACGCTCGGAGATCGCGAAGTCGAGGTCGTGATGTCGACCGCGGCGCTCGCCCGCGACGGCCACATCCTGGTGCCGCAGGGCTGCCGGCTCGACAACTACCGGACCAATCCGATCGTCCTGTGGTCGCACGACCCGGAGCATCCGATCGGCAACTCCGAGGACATCGCGGTCGATCCGGCCGAGATCCGCTGCCGCATCGTCTTCGCGCCCGCCGGCATCTCGAATAAGGCCGACGAGATTTGCGGCCTGATGAAGGCCGGCGTGCTGCGCGCCGTCTCGGTCGGCTTCGATCCGATCGAGGCCGAGCCGCTGGACCCGAAGAAGCCCCGCGGCGGCCAGCGCATCACCCAATGGGAGCTTTTCGAGCTGTCGCCGGTCAGCGTGCCGGCGGACACCGGCGCCGTGGTGACGGCCCGATCGCATGGAGACGACACCATGGCGCAAGCCAGCACGACCCAGGCCTGCGCCGCGGCGCCCGCGTCCACGCGCGCGAGCGCTCATCGCGGCGGCAAGATCGGGTTCAAGCGCGGCCTCTACCAGGTCGCCCAGCTCTGCTACCTGTTCATGGAGCTCGGCTGGCACGTCGACATGGCCGCCTGGGAGTCCGCCTATGAGGAGGACGACAGCAAGGTCCCCGGGATGCTGGCGGCCGTCTTCCACGACCTCGGCGATGCCCTGCTCGCCATGACCCAGGAAGAGATCGCCGAGGCCCTGGCCGGCTGCGATGTCGAACCGCTCGAGGACGCGGGCGATGAGGTGCTGACGGTTGAGGAGCGCGCCCACATCCGGGCCGCCAAGACCCCGCAGCAGCGCGCCCTGCGCCGTGGCCTCGCCCATGCCAAGCTCCGCGCTGGCAAGACCCTCTCGGCTGAGACCGTCCGCTGCCTTCGCGCGGCCCTGGCCAAGCATGGCGAGGCGGTCGAGGAGACGCGAAGCGCCGTGCGCAAGCACAAGGACGCGATCTCGGACATCCAGGACCTGTTGGACCGCGCCGGGGTCTCCGACTCTGAGGACGACGAGACCCAGACCGTCCAGACGTCGGACGGGACCGACGTCAGCGAAGGCTCGGAGAACGGGCGCAGCGCCGACTTCCGACGCCGCCAGGCCGAGCTTCGCCGGCGTCGCGCCCGACACTGAGTTTCGCCCCAGGCGAATGCCCCATCAACGCCCTTGGGGAAGGCCGCCGGCCCGCCGCGATACGGGTCACATACCTGATGGAGCCCGAGCATGACGAAGGTCAACGACCTCGTGAAGAAGCGTGCGGCCGCCTTCGACGAATACGAGGCGCTCGCCAATAAAGAAGTCCTCACCGAGGGTGAGCGCGCTGACCTGGCGGTCAAGGAACGTGCCGTCGATGATCTCGACGACCAGATCGTGCGCGCGAAGGCGGCGCAACAGCGCGCCGTCGAAACGGCGCAGCCGGTCGCGGGCCAAGACAATGACCCGATCCAAGTGCGGGAACGCGATCCCTACGCCAACGACGACGACGCCAAGGCGATGGGGCTGTCCACCAGCCGCGGCCTGCGCGCTATCGCGGCGATGAAGCTGTTCAACGCGGCGGGCGCCAACCCCGGCAACGCCCGCCAGCTGGCGGCCGAGAAGTTCGGCGAGCGCCACTCGATCACCCGCGCCTTCGAGCCGCGTCGCGACGCCGCCACCCGCGCCCTGATCACCTCGGTCGGCGCGTCCGGCGGCTTCATCGTGCCGCCCGACTACATGAACGAGATCATCGAGCTGCTGCGTCCGGAGGCTGTGGTCCGCGCGTCGGATCCGCGCGTGATCCCGATGCCGCGGGGTACGATGACCCTTCCGGGCCAGAACTCGGCGGCGACCGCCGGCTACGGCAACGAACAATCCTCGATCGGTTCGTCGCAGCCCGGGCTCGACCAGATCGTTGCGAGCTTCAAAAAGCTCACGGGTCTCGTCCCTGTTTCGAACGACATGATGCGTTACGCGGACCCGGCCGTCGACGCCTTCGTGCGCGACGACCTGGTCGAAGTGCTGGCCCTCACCGAGGACTACAACTTCATGTTCGGCCAGGGCACTCAGGACAGCCCGATGGGATTCCTGAGCTTCGCCAACCGCTGGGTTCAGCGGCAGGGCGGCACGCCGGGCGTCTGGTCGACGTCGGCCGACTCGACCCTCGCGGTCAACGCAGCGGATCCGGCCAACACCACCGGCGGCAACTTCATCACCTCCAACGAGAACTACACGCTCGCGACGGTGGCGGCGGAGCTGGGCGGCGCGGTCAACCGTCTCGACACGGCCAATGTGAAGGATCGCAAGCGCCGCTGGTTCATGAACCCGCGCAGCTACAACTTCCTGTACAACGTCCAGAACAGCCTGGGCGTCTACGTGTACCGGGACGAGCTGAACAAGGGCACGCTGCTCGGCTACCCCTTCAAGAAGTCGACGCAGATCGGCACCAATTACTACGACGCGACGGGCGCGCACAGCGACTGCTCGTTCGTCTTCCTGGTGGAGATGACCGAGGCGATGATCCTCGACTCCATGAGCCTGGAACTGGCCGTCTCGCGCGAGGGCACCTACGTCGACGCCGGCGGCACGACCCGGTCGGCCTTCCAGAGCGACCAGTCCATCATCCGCGCCATCGCCGAGCACGACTTCCAGATGCGCCACGACCAGTCGGTCGCGGTCATCCAGGCCGTGCGCTGGGCGCCGGCGATCTCCTAAGCGCGCGTGGCCTGACGGCGCGGCTGGACGACCGGCCGCGCCGCTTCCCTTGAGCTTTTCGGAACGGGAATTCCCCAATGAACACCGCTACCCAGCACAACATCGGCGCGTATGTCGCGGTCGCGACCAGCGTGCTCCCCCAGGCGGCCTCCGCCAACGTGAACGGCAACGGCATCGACCGCCTCGCCCACAACCTGCCGCTTTCCTGCGTGCTGCATCAGGTCATCGGCGCGGAGACCGGCGCGCCGAGCGCCGTGTCGGTGCAGACCAAGCTGCAGCACGCGCCCGATAACGCCACCTGGGCCGACTACGACCCGCCCGGCTCTTCCACGGTCGCCGAGACGGCAGCGCTCACCGCGGTCAACACCGAGAGCTCGGTGGCGATCGACCTGTCGAGCGCCAACCGCTACGTGCGCGCCGTGTCCCTGATCACTCTCACCGGCGGCTCCTCGCCCACCATCGAGGTGGCCGCGGACATCGTCTTCGGCGGCGAGCCGCTGGCGCCGGCGGTCTAACCACGAGCCGGCACAACATGGGCGGCGGTTTTCCCGCCGCCCTTTTCCGCCCTCGGAGATCACATGAAGCTCGTCGCCTTCACCCGAGACATGGCGCCCTACGTCAAGGGCGAGACCCGCGCCGTTCCCGACGAACTGGCGGATCGGCTCATCGCCGATGGCGACGCCGAGGTGCGGGCGAGCGTCTTCGACGCGGCTGAGCCGGCTGCTCAAGGGCTGGGCCGCCAGCGCCTGGGCTACCGCATGCGAAAGGGTCTCTGAGCCATGGCCAGCAACGACAGATATGCCGGCATGGGCGACGACCTGCTGTCGCCGGCCAGCCAGGCCGCGGCGGTGACGCCGAGCAACAGCGTCAACCTGCCGACCGCGAGCAAGCGGCTGTGGATCGGCGGCGCGGGGAACGTGGCCCTGGTCACGGTGGGCGGCGCGTCGGTCACCTACAACAACGTCCCGGCGGGGACCTACCTGTACGTCCGCGCTGCCCAGGTGCTGGCCACCGGCACGACCGCGACGAACATCATCGCGGAATACTGAGCGCGGCCGTGGGCTATTCCATCGTCACCACGGTGCTGTCCGCCGCCGCGAGCTACGACCTGACCGACCTCGCCACGGTCAAGGACGAGCTGGCGATCGGCGCGGACGACGCGTCGGACGACAGCTGGCTGGCCCGGGCGATCAGCCAGGTCTCGAGGTCGATCGAGCGGCATTGCAAGCGGCCGTTCGCGCCCGAGCTGATCTGCGACGTGATCGACGTCGAGCAGGATCCGTTCCCCTACCAGACGCCGGGCGGGTTCAAGGCGCTGCAGCTGTCGCGCTGGCCGGTGCTCGGCGTCGTGTCCGTGGTGCAGACGCTTTCGGCCTCGACCAGCCAGACCCTGACCGAGGGGGTCGACTTCCGCCTCGACGCGAAGACGGGCCAGCTGCTGCGCCTGAACAAGTGGCTCGGTGTCGTGACGCTCTGGGAGCCGGTTCCGGTGACGGTGATCTATACGGCGGGCTTCGGCCAGTTGGTCGCAGAGACCGGCACGGTTCCTCAAGCTGCGCCCTATGAGGTCG